AGGATGATGGTCTCGGAGATGTGCGCCAAGTGCTCAAGGAAGAGATGGGAAAGCATCACGCTGACCACATCAACAGGATGCTACTGGTAGATGTCGAGACCACAGCGGGTAACGACTTCGAGTCACTGGACCGACTAACCTCGGACCCAGACTCGATGACAACTGGTTCAGGACATGTGAGTGCTACTACAGACCACGACCTATACTCTATCACACGCGATGGAAGTGCAGACTTCCACAGTGCTGAGGTAGATGTGTCGGGTACGGCCAACACTAACAGGAACCTAAGCCTGAATCAACTGGACGGATTGTTCCAGCAGATTTGGGTTCGAGGTGGTAACCCCAAGGTCATGCTGACTGGGTACGATACCCTGATGCGTGTACAGCAACTATTGCAGAGCCAGCAGAGATTCATGGAATCGAAGAGGGTCACCCCCACCTACAACGGTGTGAAGGGTGTGCCTGGTATCGAGGCCGGATTCATTGTGGCTACCTACAACGGTGTCCCACTAATTCCGTCCAAGGATGTAGTGACTGATACGAGCGGAATCTCGAGGATTTACTACTTTGACACAGATTATCTGTGGTTCCAGACTGCTATACCGACCCAATACTTCGAGTCGGGTATCGAAACTGGCGACCCGTTCGCCATCAACAGACTAGGCCAGGAAGGCCTTTACCGCACCATGGGTGAGGTTTGGGATTCCTTCTTCGGTGCAGGAGGTTCAATCCGTGACCTTAAGTGAGGTTTATGGAGAGATAACAGAGGTGAAATGATATGACAAATACAATAACATACACAACAAGCGGAAGTGCGGTCTTTACACAGGATTTTGCACTGGATTTATACGCAGGAACACTAGGTACCGACACAACATGGCTAGAAGGCGGAGATTCGGCTGGTTATCCTGGTAACCTAGATGGTTTCCAAGCCAAGAACACTAATACATCGAATGCTACAGCAGGGCTAAAACTAGTCTGCGGTAGAATGACTACGGTTGCTGTAGATAACGAGACCATCACACTAACTGGTGCTGCAACGAAGGTTATCTCTGCAATCAGTGGAGACACATCGACAGCAGCAGCCAGTCTGATGATTAAGTCAATCTCAGCAACAGGTGTGCTTAGTTTGACAGTGGTTGGAACCCAAGTAGCGAATGTACCTATCTGGCTAGTGGTGGCCTGATTAAGAGGTGACCCTGAATGCCAACACTACTTTGGAGAGGCCCTAAGCGGGCTGTTCGTACCAAGTACGGATATTATGACAGGCACACACCAGTGGCTGTCAGCCAAGAGTGGTTGGATGAGCGACGCGGGGCATTTTCAGGTAACCATTGGCAAGTTGAAGACGACTACCCCGGCGTTCTCTTTGCACAGAATGATGATGACGGCCTACCAAACAACGACTGGTTGAAGGCTGACATCAAAATCTGGCTAGAGGGCAATGGGGTGGAAGTCTCGTCTATTCGTACAACGAAGGCGACGATGCTGACAATGGTAACTGAAGTCTTAGCGGGCGGGGTTACTACAGAGGAGGAATAATTATGACATGGAGTTATACAATAGACCAAAGACCCAGTACAATGGGTAACTTACTAATGGTATTCGGCACATTTACTAACACTGGCAGCACTACGGGGGGCGACATTGATTTGTCATCCCTCTTGAATGAGATAGTTTCAGCAGGTGCTAACGGCGACGGTGCAGGTGTTACTGACACAGAGATTGACGGGACTGCTGCGGCAACCCTGACTCTTGTGGTAACAGGCGGCCTCGACGGCAAGTGGTGGGCAATGGGACGCCGTGGCTGATTGGGGGTAAAACCCCATGACGGATACGAAAATATTTGAGTTCAAGCCTTCCGAGGCAATAGAACTCGGCGCTTCTGTGGCCGGTGGCATACAGAAGGTATTGGATGATTATACCAACGGTAAGACAGTAGAAGGAATTACCAGTTATCTTATGCTGGGAAACCTATATGTCGTGGTTGTCACCGCTTGAGGTGACTGACTATGTCCATGACACCCGAAGAAGTCCGCCGCTTGTCCAAACAAGGGTGGGATTACGCAACCGGCGAGAGCGTTCGTACAGAGGCAGGGTCTGACGAGCGCCTCGCTGGACAAGTCGGTGAGCAAAATCTGCGCTCACGGAACATAAGAGATGTCATAGACATCGGCAGTGGCACCCGCTGCAAACATTGTAGCATGCTCCACTTCTGTTATTTGGAGCGCTGCGGTGCTTGCAGCAAGCCAATGGAGTATAACCTAGGAAAGGTGGATGTGAAAGTATGAGTATCGGCGTGATTAGGAAGTGGAAACCTCAGGATATAGACCCTCGTAAGTACCCAGGTGTACGCAGACTCGCTTCCTCATTTGCTGGAGAAATAAACCCTAGCAAATTAAGAGTTACGCAATCCCCACAGGAACGACAAAGAAATTGGTCAGCACATAACCCAAAGGTCAATGGTGATAGTCGAAAGTGGTTACCGTTTGAACCAAAATGTGATAAGTGTAAAGGGGAAGGTTGTTTTGATTGTGAACCAGATAAGTGGGGTGCTTTGAGACCAGATACTGGGGGTGAACCCGAACCCCTAGGAGTTACCAATCTCAATCTAAGTGAGCCTATGGACCTAGCCTTCAGGTTGTTGAAAATCGAACCTGGGCTTGAGGGAGCAGCAAGGAATATTGCTTATGGTGACGATACTCCTAATATACCAATAGAGGAGCCAGAGGATGAAGAACCTGAAAGTGAAATGGATAGGTTAGACCGTGAACTCCAGTTGGCAGAAGAGGCTTTGACCAGAAGTAGAAAAATTCATGCTGAAATGGGTGAGAATTGGAATGAGAATCCAAAAGGTAAGAATGTGAGTAGAGGGAATGTTGAGGAGAGAGCACGCCACATGGAAGGAAGCAACGTAGAACTGGGGTATTGATTATGCCGATAGTATTCCAGACAGGTGAACGCGAACCTAGACCTTTATTTCCCACTGAGTTAGTCTACTCCAGTGCTCAGAAGGTAGCGGATATTTTGCAGATTCCCTTACAAGACCCAGCCTATCTGTCATTTGATGTAGACCCAACTCATACTGCTTGTCGGATTGCGGCTACTGACCAGAGACTTATCGGTTTTTCACCTGGTGATGAAGTTGAGTTGGCAAGTGACGCAGAAATGGGAGAAACTCTTATCATTGATACAGTCGTTCGTAACGGTACTCATGTAGTAATAAACTTCACCAGTCAAGTGGTAGGAGATTATGACACTCTTGATAGTGCCACTATTCAGAATCTACAATCATTCACCAATGGTAAGAGGAGAGGTGTGACACGCAGGGCTGTAGAAGGTATGATTCTACGCATGCAGGACAAGATAGACAACCTCTGCAATAATGCTTGGAGACCAATGCTGCAAACAGCAGAGTATCTCAACTTCGATACATACAAGCCCTACAGGAGAAGGTACTATACCGATTATGTAGGTACAGTTCCACTCATGTTCCGTAATGTCCAGCAGATACTCAGACTGGAGATATGGCAAGGTCAGGAGTACAGAGAGGTAGGTTCTGCAGAGGCCCGTCTCAAGATACTAGACAATTCCCTACTCACCACTAACGACTATGTATTCCTCTGTCCTGGTAGTGGTGGGGTAGCCTCTTTACGGGTTGGCAACACTTCAGATAAATGGGATAACGCTTTTGATGTGACTACTACCGCACAGGAACTCTCGGACCTTGTCAATAAGGACTTGAGGAAAGGTAAATTAGGTTCTGTCTTTTCACCTTCATTCACACTCCAGACTGCTAATACCGTTACTGGGGTGGAGACAGCAAATGTCCACCATGAGTTCATGACTTCTGCTAACGCTGATTACGGCACAGGGCAAATCAAACTTACCAGCATGCACCGTGGTGAGGGTGGAGAGAACTCTACTGTGGCTATCACCAATGAGAATGGTATGAGTATCACTGGTCTGACAGACACCGTTCTTACAGCGACTGGTGTCTCAGGTACTTCTGGTAGTGCCACTATCACATTAGCCGATACCTCTGCCTTGGTCCCCTATGGTATCATCTGTATTGGAACAGGCACTGCTATCAAGTGCGCTTACTATACAGCGAAGACTGCCACTACTCTCACAGGAGTCACTGATTTGGCTAGTAGTGGTCTTGTTGCAGCCCTGTCGAATGGGACTAACATCACACAGTACGCACTCAAGATTGATTATTTCGGTAGCAGCACAGGAGATGAGGCTAGGCTCCGTGACTGGTGGTGTGACTATGACCTAGGTATCGTTTACTTCAACAATACATACCCCTACTTCCAGTGGAACTCAGTGAAGGCTACCTATGTCTACGGTGAGAGATATGTCGAAAAGGCGATAGAGGATATCTGTACCAAGATGGTAGCCATGGACCTACTTTTATCTGATGACCGAAGCGTCCTAATGCCAGAAGGTAGTCAGAATATAGATTTAGGTGCCAAATATCAGTTGTTCAAGACTCAGATATCGGAGACCTTACCACGTTACATGGAGGTGATTACCATTGACTGATACGATGGTGGCTGAATCGTTTGAGCAAATGTTGAGTCCTGAACAAATAGCACATTACAACTCGTTAGCAATAATAGAGAGTGGGGGGGCAAGGTTGTCATGTGTCAAAGGGGCTTGGGCCTATTTACATGTCAATCTCATATTCAATAAATGTGAGTTAATAAAGGGTGTGGTAGTCAAATCTAATACTGGTGTCCCATTAGATTTGAATAGAGAGGAGGACTCAAAGATATACAATTCTATAGTGAGGGATGCTAGGAAGCAATGTATGTCTCATCCGTATTTGATTGAAAGGTGATATGATGGCGAAAGAATCAGTAGAACTTATGGTATCCACAGTGAGTGATAACTGGAACCGTGGTAATAC